TTAAGCGAAGTTCTTATACTGGTTCAGCTTAACAACCGACCTCCCAACAGATTCATTCAGCTCCATGAGAGAATGAGCAAGCGGCAACAGTTCGTTTTTATGAAACATCCAATCGATTTTGTTGAGATCGCCACTACTGGCGATCCCTTCTCTGCGGATACTCATTAACTCCAGCGGTACACGGTGCAGCGACAGAACATCATTCGTCGTCTGGTTCTTCACCTCTTTGAACGAGTCCTTTGCTTCCACCTGACCAATCGGCTTAAGCTCCGGCGTTTTAGTATCTTTGCCTTTCGCATTCACAAACAGGTTCTTGAATGCCATGCCCTCTTTCGCCTGAAGTTTAGCGCGAATGCCGTTCTCTGTTTCTTTCGTCATGGTCGGCTCATTCATATACAGCAAGTAACCCGCGTGTGACCCATTGCGGTAATACTGGCGGCGGAACAAAGTGGCATCATCGTTGAGCCAGATGGACGTGAGTCCACTCACGTGCTGAGGAAGGCCATAAATTTCCTGAGCCACGTCATAGTCAGCGAGATGAAAAATCTGCCCAGCTTTATAATCGACGCGCCCAAAGTCGTCATGAGCTCTCGGCTTATAGGTAAAATTCAGGTCTTCGCGCCTGCGCATGTAGAGCGCCGGAATGTGTTTGATGGCCGTAATATCTTGGCTCAACCGTTTACGAATAACCTGAAAGTAACCATTGCCGAACGTCAGGTAATCCTGGATAAAACATTTCAGATCTCGCTTCGATAACAAAGCACTGACGCTCACCGTATAAGCCAACGTGTTGCGCTTAAACTCAATCGCACTGGAATGCATAGGGTTGACGCGCAACGCCTTAGCTAACGTATCCAGTGCGACTGGCGGCTCATACAGGCCGTCAACGAGGGCAACCTCCAGATAGCTGAGAATGTCGCTGTTCATCACGCTGACAGGATTAGAGAATTCAATATCCATCATAAGAAGCTGCCCTACCTGTTGGTATTACTGCCAAACATCGCCTTGTTTGAGTTGAACCGTTTCAAAATCAATTGCGGCGGCTTTGTCTAAGTGTTCGATGATGTAATCAATCGATACGGACTCGAAGTTATCGATACAGTTCGCGCGGTCGTTACGACTGCCGAAAGTACGGCGGAATGAGTTAACTAAGAAATAGATCGAGAGATTGTCGAAGCTGGTGACCATAATACCGCGCGCAGGGAAGCAAGACGGCATAAAGGCAGGCATCGCCCCATAGGATTCTTTGATTTGTCGCAGTTCAATCTGATTCACTGGCTGATGAGCATCGACCTGTTTCTGGTAGAAGTTCGCTTGGTCATGCGCAACCAAATCACTGCCCAGCAAAACGACGAGGTCATTCACATCCCGATAGTGAGGCGCGATTTTGTTCTTAACCGCAATCACGGCATCGTTGACGGTCTCATAGTCGCCACCCGCACCAATCTGGATGTTGTCGCCAGTGGCGGTCAGAATGGCATCAGCGCGGTTCTCACGTAGCTTTTGAATCCAGCCTTTCGCCACATCCTCACCGTTCGGATTCGCTTCATAGTCAGAATCATTACCCACCGCTTGGCCAAAGAACCCTAGACGGATCATATCGAGGTTGATGTGCTTGCGGATTTCTCGCTCCAAGCGGTCATTGAAATCAGGGTAATGAGCAAAGGCATCGAGAGAGCCGAACGATAACTGAGTATCAAAATTCACTTGTTGGCATCGATACGTCATATCTACGGTCGGTTTCATACGTCGAGGTTGGCGCTCACCACCATGAGCCGTATCTACACGCGCAGCGATAAGCTTGCCACTACCTAAACCAATCACGCACTCAGATTCCAGCTTTACAGGAACCAAATTGATTCGACTTAAAAACTCATCCGTTTGACGAATCAGCGACAGCTCAGCAGGGATCTGATCAGCTTTCACATCGAATGAACCTTGTTGGTCTAACGTGTTGTACTTCTTCTGCTTATCGTTCTTGTAAGCGGAAAACTTGTTGGCGGTTTCTACATGCATGGTTAACTCTCTTATCTCAATTCGGTTGGTTTGTTGATTCGGTTGATCAGTTGCTCCATCTGCTGATAGAGCTTTGGCTGAATGGTTTGGTCTGGCGGCGAAATATCATTGCTCTTTCGAATCACTCGGTTTGGGTAAACCAAGCAGATAAGCGCCGTGCCACAGTCCGGATTCACACACTGCATATAGGCTTCACGGGCAGACAGGCTCATGGCTTTCGAGGTGGCAACTCGTGTGCGTCCACCACATTTCGGGCAGTTAATCTGAGGTTTCATCGATAACCCTCACGACTTCTACCGCCACGCTGAACGTTGTGGAGCAATTGAGGTTCTGACACTGGCAATAGAGCTCAACGTCTTGATTGTGTGTTGGCTTTCGCTCAACGATGGTTGCCTTGCATTGGCATTCAGGGCACGTCACTAGCATCGTTTTATTTCCCGTAACTAGAATGTGAAGCTATTAAACTCCACCCGTTGCGGCATGCGTACTTAAACGACTTCTAGATGATGGATATAGAAATGACTTGAGCGCGGCAGGATTTCCCCAGAACGGGCGCGCAGACCTAATTCGGACTCACCCCTCCCTCCGCACCAAAATTCAGCACGTTAAAAAAACGCAAATAAAAGTGATCCTTTGAGAGCGTGTAGATCCTTTGTTGACAACGGTTTGAGGGGATATTGGGATAAATTAGCAAGATCGCAAACGTGCGTTTTGTGCATCAAATAAAATGATTAAAGATATGTATGGAAAACAACAATGAAATTTTAAAAGTATGTGGCGTTTTTTAAAATAGAGCTTCTTCCGAAGCTACATTTTATCATCTGTTATACAACTCGAATGATAAACCTAGTTCGAGTGCTTGTTCTTTAAACTCATCATTTCCCTTCAGGCTCGCAGATGGATGGCAGTCGAGAAATTGTATAGACATCAGAATTAGCCTGATCAAAGCAAAGTCCGTATAGCTTAAGACGGTTGAATAGTACTCTCTCCTATCCATTAAGGTGAATCCGTTTTCATCAGATAACTTGTCACAAATTAGCTTAATCATTAATGAAAAAGCCCTTATTGACGAGTAGATCTTGTCGAGAGAGTCAACTTCCTCTAAATACTCACTTATAAAAACATCGGTAACTTGAACTTCTGAAATAGCCTCTATTTCATTTTCCAGTTCAATTATAGCTTTTGCCCCTTGATATTGATAAGGAGTGCCGAGTTTATATATCTCTAAAGAAAATAGTTCCAACTGGGTACTTTGTGCATTAATCATATTGAAAAGATGGGTCTCAAAGGACTTCAATTTTTCATTTTTTTCATTTCTAGCTATTTGATTACTTAAGTCGATATTCGCTTTTCTTTGCAAGTTTAACGAATGAACTAGAAAAATAAGCGAAAAGAAGGTGAGAATAGGCCCAAGTAATCCGCCAATGAAACTAGCAAATTGAGCCCATTCTTCTGGTTTCTGAGATATTGGGTAATGCAAGGTTAAATGGAAGTGATAGTAGTATGAAAACACTACTCCCATGCTTGATATAAATGCTGCAAGCAAAACCCAAATCATATCTAAACACCAATAATAATAAATTTAACTACATAACCACCATAAGACTGTATGGTTCGAACACGCATATTAAGATAAACGCGTGCGTCAGGATCTACTCCATTATTTAAGTCTAAGTTATTCGAAAAGACTTTCTTTGTCTCTATTTTCACATCTCGATAAGGTATGGCAATTGAAAAAGGGATTGTTTCCTCTTCTCCTTCAACTAATAACCTACCATTTCCAGTGTAAATATTAAAGCGAGTAATACATGCTCTTATGTCACGTTTTTTCTTACTAATTTTAGTATTTAATGCCGATGCAGTAGCGCGATCAACTTGTTTTATTATAGTTTGGACTTGATCGCTCTCTCTATATCTCAATTTAGCACCGTAATTAAAGCGGTTAGATGACTCATGTAGTGACTTCAATGGTGATTGCCTTAACTTGCTCAATAGCTTGTCATAATTATCACCAAGATCATTTATAATAGCTTGGGCTGAAGAAGAAAGAATACGAGTATGTATATACAAAGACTCTTCCATTAAATACGTCATCACTTCAACAAATGTTTTCTCACCAATTTGTCTAAGTTTAGCTTCTTGTTCAGAATCGAATATATCCAAAGAAAACGTATGACCATACGAACTCTTAAAGCTTCTCTTTAAACTTGTTCTTACTGTACTTTTATGTGACTTTCTTGATGGCACATGCCCAGTCAACAGTGTTTCAGTTATAACGCGCACAACTTCAGAAGCACCTTGCATAGTATCAAGACCACTTTTCATATCAACAGTGTGATCTGGCGTATCGATAACGATATCAAAGTCCATATTTTGCCTTAAAGAAAGATGTTTGATAATTTTCAATATATCAGCAGTCTACTTAATTGAATATAAGCTTTCCTTCGATATGAAACGTGCAGCACATTTTTATGTCATTCGTTTCAGCTTACTGGAAAAATATTTGCTAAAGAGGTAAATAAAACCTAACGACCAATGTTGATCTTGCAAGATATTTAAACAGCTAGTTTGGTGTGTAGCTTTACGCCTGCTGATTCGACAATCTTACTCACTAAAGTATGTGTAACAAACACCGTCCCACAGTTCAAATTCATGCACTGCCAGTACGCCTCGCGCGTTTCCTTATCGATCTGTTTTGATGACGCAAAGCGCGCTTTGCACTCACACTTGGGGCAAGTGAATAGCATGTCCCCTCCCGTTATCTTCTGACCTAAACACAGTGACTTCACATCACCACCAACCGCTGATTTTTCAGGCTTATCGTGGTGTGTTTGTCTATCGGGATTTTGGCGCCCAGCGAAAGTGGCCGCAGCAGACATTGAATCCCTTTAACGCTCCATCCGGTCACGTCCATCAATGCCTTTTCTAACGGTGAAATCGTCTTTTCAGTAGGCAGGTTACACTTATTTTCAGTGCTCCAAGGGGAAAGGCTCCGCCTTTCTTGCAAGCGCTTCACGTCCTTTTTGCGCACTAAACTGTAGTGTGTCGCTGCGGTTTCAATGATCTTATCCAGCCATTGGATACCGATAACCCTTTTAGTCGTTTCACCGTATTTATTGAGTTTCTCCTCATAGGCCAAACGCTCTTGTCCGGCTAAGGTACAAAAAGCACTCCAACGCGACGTATCGGCGGCGCTGCGCAGGGCTTCCAACTCATCATCAAAGCGGGTATCAATCGCTCTCGCTCGTCGAAGTTGTCGCCACAACCCAACAGGCTTAGAGCCTGATTGAGAGAATTGTTTGATACGATGAGTCGACGCCCAAGCGCGAACACGCTCAGCGTTCTTACTGGCTTCATCTTCGGGCATGTGTGCCCCGTTGATGTTCTTGGAAATGTATTTGATGATGTAGCCCGTTGCGGTGCCCTGCGAAGGGTCGCAGTCTTTGGCCAGAAATCGCGCCTTTCTCGCATCCGGCGTATTCAGTTCATCCGCATCTTCACTGCAAGCGATGGTGCGGCAGAGATGAACAAGCTGCTCTTTCTGGCCGGGATGCACGTACAGGAACATGTGCGCATGGGGTGTGCCGTCTTTGTGTGGTTCAGCTACCCGTAACCCAAACCATTCAATATCCAGCTTCTTGAACCATGCTCTGGCCAGCTTCCACTGCGCCATGAGATTTTGATGCGCCTCTTTGACCGTGCAGCCATTCCATTTGTGAGAGTTGCGGTGATATTTAGAGGGCAGCGTCCAGTTCAGAAACACGCCCTCAAAACCTGAATCAATCGCCCTCTCTTCGTCGCCACGGCTGCGAACCACCAGTTCAATACGGCGGTTTTCCTGATTGGCGGTGGTGCGCTTGGCCACTTCCGCCAAATCAAAAGCGGTTCCCGTTTCTGGGTCATAGGCGGCCATCGCATCAAGCCAACGCTGCGCCTCGGCTTGTTTGTGCTTCCAGTGAGTAAATGAGCGGGGGGAAATGTATTTCTTCTGCCCTTTCTTTTTACCCACGCGCCCTAAGGCAATTTGCGCATATTCCACATACTGAGCGCGCAAATATTTGAGCTTTCGCATCAGGTAAGCGGCATCCAGACAGCGACGAATCGCGACCTCTAACTCTCGTTCTGCATCGGTCGTATCATCATGCTTTTTCTTGAGAGCCGGCGGCTTAATCTGAACGCCAGCCATGAGTTCGCCGATGTAAGCGAATACCTGCTCTAAAGCTTTCAGGTAGCCCTGTTCTTTTTGCTCGTTCAGGTCAGTTAAACGTATCGCCACCATGATTTGCTCAACCATCGCGACGGCCAGCTTTTCTATCGCTTCGTCATTCATGAGGGTCTGGTGATTCAGTTCGACAGAACTACTGGCAGCACGATGAAACCGCTGGCGCTCAGGCGCATGGGTTCGGGCATCCACAAACGGATATTTATCTTCAATAACATGGGATAGCTTGAGGGCTTGTTTCACCGCTGTATTGATAAAGCGCTCCATATTCTGGCGGGTCGCTTCCTTACGTTTCAGCCGCTTGGCGATTTGATACTCGATGTCTTCACGCACAATTTCCGGCAGACGGGTGATGAAGTGCCGCGAGAAGGTTGTCCCATGCTCGAACACATATTGCTTGGCGGTATCTTTGAGTTTCTGAACCACGAGCGCCCCCTGTGCTTCGGCGATTTGCATTGAAGTGGCCAGAGTGAGCGGTACGTCAAAAACAGGCCTGACAGGGATGAGGTCTTTTTGTCTGATTCTGCGCTTAATGCGAGTGCTGATAATGGATGCCGCGCTCATATCAGTTTCTCTGTGCGGAATATTCGGTGTATCTCCCCTAATTCTCTTGGGTCGGCGTGAGCCAGCAAAATCAGGATGATCAGTTTCGCTTTTTCAGGCGATTTGGCCGAGTCCAACAACTGATCCAAGATGAGCATCGATTTCCCTTGGCTCACGCCTAATGAACGTTGCGATTGATACAGATGAGTTTGAAGCTGGCGGAATAGTGCCAACTGTTGTTGTTGATTCATGAGACTACCTTTTGGGGTGTGATTGTGGATGTTGGACATCTGTCACCAGTGACAGGCGCTATAAACGATCTAAAGAGACAAACTTTCCCGTCGCCGTATCGCGCAAGGTGTTAAAGGTCAGTTTCCGGTGTTCGCAGCAGGCTTTTGCCAGCATTTCGAACTCAAACTCGCGCGTTGCGGGTATCCAGAGTGTTTTCTTCATCAGCCCTTTCGCTTTCTGGCTGGCTTCATACTTCGCATTGCGGCTCACAGCTTAAGGACTCCTATCTCAACCATTTCTCGAACTGTTCTATCTGCCTGTTTGCAATTCAAATGAGACAACAGGCTTAAGGTGATCAGCTTGGCGTTCTCTCGATGATGCTCCTCGTCATCCAGCGCATTGAGTAAAGCCAAAATGGTTGATGCGTCAGGTTTATTCATTCGATTGTCCTTGCATGGCGTTACTGACTGCTCCCCAAGGCTCAATACAGCCTCGTTCGGTACAGATGTAATTCAATGGTTTGCTGATACGTTTGGACGTAACGTGCTTTTGAATACCGAGCTTTTTTCTCAGCTCCGGTATTAAAGAGCGCGCTCTGTCGGTTTTCTTGGGGTCGTAGTTCACAAGCCCAGCCATGGACGGACAAGGCTTGTGAATCGGGCTGGTAATGGGTAATTCAACAATGGAAACCGCCTCTTGGTAATCGACGTCCACAATCCACTCCTTACCTTAATACGGAGAGCTAACAGCTCTCTTCCTGCATGAACTCATCACTACCATCAGCAACAAACTGCTCCTTAAAACAGTCCACCGCCGCCCCTGCCTTGTGGTAAATGTCGCGCCACATAGCAGCGATTTCAGCGCTTTCGTTCTCACTGCCTCTTACGGGGTTGTTCAGAAACTTTTCGTGCTTGATGGCTGCGATGTTTTGCAGATTGAGCGCTTGTTCAAAAGTGGAAATATTCAATTGGATGATCGGCATAGTTTTCTCTCACATTGGCATTGGTGGAACACCGTCAGCATCGAGTTGATCGGCGGTGTACAAGATGTTGTCGGCAAGCTCTGGCTGGCAAAGGTCATGAGCGATATGCCCCAACATCGCCAGCTTTTGAGCAAATTCATACCTAGGCTTCTCATCAGAAAAATGATGGGAAAGGTTAGACGATTGATTTTCCAGCACGGCGAACTGATCAAATTGGTACTTATGAACAAGCCCGTTGTAGATGTCTTTGATTGAATCAGCGTGTGCCATGCCTAGTCCTTAGATGAGCTCTTTCCAGTGTTGATGGTTTGCAGCCTGCTCATTTGCGAATTCTTCGATTGATTTCATGTTGATATAGCTACGACCTCGGCGCCCGTTTGCACGGTGGATTACTGGCAAGCGTCCTTCTTGAATTGCTGATTTAACAGCATTCAAAGACAGTCCACTTAGTTCCGCATACTTTTCTGGCGTAACCAATGGTGAATAAGATTGCTTTTGAATGTTTATTAATGCTTCGGCATTGTCTATCATGTTTTAATATCCTTTTTTGTCATTTTGAAAATGATAACGAATGAATGATTAAGAATGAACAAGGCAAAAGCTAGCATGATAAGGAATGAATGATCAAGGTATTTCTATGAAGGAATGGTTTCTAACTAAAGAGCTAGTTGGCTTAGATGGCCTGCCGAATAGCATCAATAACATTGGCCAACATGCCAGAAGAAACAATTGGTTATCTAGAAAAGCAATAGGAGGAGGAAGGGCTCTGGAGTACCACATATCCAGCTTTCACCCAGAAATACAAAACCAATTAATTGAGATCTACATCACAGATGAAGGCGAGAAGGCTAAGTTTCGCGAGTACATTCGAAACTTCAAAAGAGACAAGCCCGAAAGCAATGTTTCTAAAGTAGTGTCTGTCAGCGAGTTTAAGGATTGGTCAGAACTTCCTGTTTTTGATGTGCACGCAGCAGCAGGAGCCGGGAACTTAGTCCATAGCGATTTCGCGATAGATAAACTAATGATTCCGACTAGCTTGCTCGCCGAATTTGGCCTATCAGAAAAGACAGGTTCGATTATCTATGTGGATGGTGACTCTATGGAGCCCACACTTGCACATGGTGACAGGCTTCTTGTTGATGTTCGAGAACTTCAACACCCAGTAACAAATGGTGTTTATGTAATTAGAATTGATGATTCTGTTTATGTAAAACGTCTTCGTTGGGATATTGCGAATGGGGTTTACAACATTATTTCTGATAATCCGATATACCCAGTTTTTCAAGTAGATCATAACAACGGCCGCAACTTCAAAATTATTGGGAAAGCAGTAGCTCCGGTGTTCAAGAAAATCTTATGACGATAAAGAAAGACGGTGATAAATGGCTGGTAGATGTTCGCCCCGCAGGCCGGAGCGGTAAACGCTATCGCAAAAAGTTTGATAAAAAGTCAGAAGCTTTAGCCTATGAAAAATATGTTCTGGCCACAGCGCATGACAAAGAATGGCTAGATAAGCCAAAAGACAAACGTCACCTGTCTGAACTTATCGAGATTTGGTACAAAAAAGCGGGTCAATTCAAACGCACTTCTACGTCCTATTTGAGCAACCTGAAACTTGTGTGCTCCGAACTCAATGATCCAACGGCCGATAAAATCGATGCTGCAATGATTTCAAACTGGCAACTTTGGCGTATGGAAAAAGGCCACAAGGCAAGCACGATAAGAAGAGCAACGAACTGTATAAGCAACGTGTTCACTGAGCTAATTGCTACAGGCGACTGGCAAGAACCAAACCCGATGAAAGGCATCAAGCGCCCAGTAGAGAAGCGCCCCGAAATGACCTACCTGACAATCGAACAAGTGGACATTTTGAGAGCGACAATTGCTGAAGATACTGAGTTGCTAAACGCAGTTGATATTTGCTTGGCAACAGGTTCGCGCTGGCGTGAAATGATCACCTTGAAAGCTCAAAATCTCAGCCCCTACCGTATCCGATTTACTGAAACCAAAACGGATAAGTCCAGAACAGTGCCAATAAGCCCTGAGCTTTACGAACGCATCTACCCTAAACACGGGGGCGCTCTTTTTACTGGCGATCCCCAGCAAAGACTAAGACGCAAAATGAAGAAAATGGGCTTTGACCTACCTGTAGGCCAAAAGGTACATATTCTGCGTCACACGTTCGCCAGCTACTTCATAATGAACGGCGGCAACATCCTAACCCTTCAAAAAATCTTAGGTCATTCAGACATCGGCCAAACGATGGAATATGCGCATCTGGCACCGGACTACTTACAAGACGCAGTTAAACTGAATCCGTTCTCGATGTGTAGGAAGGTTGATTAA